TGCTGTGCAATACCAATCGTACGCCATTTTTTCCCGAAAAATAAAACTTCTTTATTTTCCCAGTTATTTCCATCGCCCTTAGGTATTCCCATAGTATATATCGCCTTTTTTCCAGTTAAATTAACAGAATTAGTGATATCATCAGTAGAAGCAGGAGCGACTAAGACATTCTTAACAACTATCTCACTATCAACAAAAATAGGATGATTGAAAGAATCAACCCCGTTTTGAACTTTATCAATCAATATAACATCGATTCCTTTAATTAATGTCATAGAAATTAATTACTCCAAATCGTTGTTTTTTAAAACCTAAACGCTTTAGTTCACTATCTTTTATGAAAAGACCTCCTCCAGGAACTAGGAATGAACCTGACACGGAGTAACCAAGAGCTGACTCTGCGAATTGAGTCATAGGCTCTTGATTTGTCGAAGTCATAAGAGTTCGGGCTACAATATCGATTACAACTGATTTAACAAGATAAGCATAACTCTCATCTTCTTTAACCAGTAAATCTAAATCTTTATTTACTTTTCTAGCCTCCACTCTCAAGACATGAGAAACCGTATTTAAAAGCTCTTTAGCACGACTTATCTCATGTTCTTCAACATTTCTCCATAAAACTTCTAAATCATCAATACTAGCAAATGTTTTAAGTGTGTACATAATACACCTCTATTCTTTGTCAGAAACAACCTCAGATTCCTCTGTAGGTTCTACCTCTTCTGATTTACTTTTAGTTTTCATAGATTCATCTACAAGCTCCCAATGTCCTGAAAGTTCACTTTCTGTTAAAATCTCTACTCCACTGACTTTGTGTCTGTATGTAGCCATAAGTTACCTCCTAAGCTTCTTCTACACGAGCAAATGCTTCTTTATCTAAAATTCCCCATCCAATATATGCCTCAGAACGTAATAGAATTTCATTATAAGCTTTTAAATCGCGTCCTTCTCCATCTGGATCACCATATTCAATAATTTCCATAGGAATATTTTCAGCATATCCCCATTGAAATCTATTTTGGAAATCTCCAACAATAACGTGGTCTTTCTTAGCAGTACCACCTTGTACTGTTAAAGTTTTATTCACATCTAAATCCATACTAAAGAAATTCTTAGGACGTTGCCCAAATCTGAATTCTGGATATTTATGATTATCAAATTTATCTTTGATTTTAGATAATGCTGCTCCAGCTACAGGTGACATAGCAATACCCGTTACTTCGTTATCAGTTGCGATAATAGTTTGAACTGCTGCTTCAATATTATCATCAATTGAACCTTCACTATAAGTTACAACATTACCTGTAATTAACCCATCAAAAGAGTTAGTAGCTTTGAAACTTGCATCTGTTAAGCTTTTAGGTTCTAATCCATGAATTGCTGCAATATCAAAGGCCTCAGCAATTTTCTTAGAGAAGCCTTCTGCATAGTGTTTTAAGTAGTCTAATTTCTTCTCATCAGAGGCATACTTAAATTCGTCTGTAATACGCGCTTGATAGACAAATTTTAAAGGTTTAATCATCACGGCTTCAAGTTTAGCTTTTCCTGCGACTTTTTTTTCACCCTCACCTACAATTTGAGCATTTCCTTCTAGAGTGAAAATAAATTGCTCAGTTCCATTAAATGGAATAGGCTCTTGGTTTGATAGCACAGCTAAAGAAGATTTCCCCTTTACTTTACTCATAATATCTTTTACTAGTTCTGGACTAAATAAAGTCCCTTTTTTTAATGCTGTTGATTCTGACATATTCTATTCTCCTTTTTATTTTAAATTTTTAACAACACTACGCCAAGCTGCTTCAATTCCATTAGGTTCAATATTTGGTTCTTTATCAGCTAAAGGCTGTGTATAATTTTTAACACTAACTAATGATGCTAGACGTTCAGCATCTTCATTCAAACTTTCTTCTGTATCGCCTTGCAATCTGTCTGCTAGTTCAAATGGCAGTCCATTCTTCATTGCAATTTGTTGCTTAAGTGACTTACTTTTCCAACTATTCACGTTACTTTCAAGCTCAGCAATCTTAGTAAGATTTGTACTTTCACTTGTCTCTTTATCAGTGATAGTTTGTTTCAAGTTTGAGTTTTCCGTCTCTAAAGTTTTAATTTTTTCAGATAATTGATCATAATCAGCATACTTTTCCTTCTCACGATCTAATCTTGCTTTAATAATAGCATTCAATTGTTCTTGTGTTTCAATTGCTTTAAATTCTGTCATTTTAAATCTCCTTTTATCCGGATTCCCCGTCCGTTCGGTAATTTAAGCTACTAATAGCTTATCCTTTGTTTCTTCTTAGGCTTAAGCGAGTGGCAAGCCCAGTGTGCAAGTAATGCACTATCCAATAACGAAATATCCATATCATCAAACTGCGATTTATAACCAAATCCACCGTTACTACCTATGCTACGTTTTTCACAGTTAGTAGCAACCTTTCTAAGTGACGGTTGTCCATTGTGACAAATGGTCTTTTGGTAAATACCTTGTTCAAAAACTGAATTAGCAGTTATTATCTCTTTTACAGTTGGTAAAATAATATTCCTAATTTTATAATCTCTTAACTCTTCTTCAAGCATTTTCTGGCCACTTGCTCCATCAACAACGATACTAGCAACATCTGCTTGTTTTAAAAAGTTAATCAACCACATATTACCGTTCCTCAAACTTTGACAGTCAATGGTTTCAATAAAAATACGTTCATCTTCAGTCCTAACAGCAATGCTCATGCTTACATTGGCACCGTCATTTCCGTATTTAATTCCAACGAACAACTTACCTTTAAAATTAAGTTTTCCGTTGATTTGAAGTCCATCCCATTCCCTCTCACTAATTACAGATTTTTGAGAGAATGACGGCCAAAATCCAAGACGCTGAACATTATGATCAAGCTTATCTTCTCCAAGCTCAGCCTCTATCTTTCTTTCCGTCAAGTGATAACCTAATGAGGGATTAGAATTATACCAAGCCTCAATATCATTAATTTCTTTCTCATTTTCTACCGACCATTCGGCCCATCCAGAATACTTACTCTTACCAAATAAGCAAGCTTCACGAAATTTTGTGAATACTGTTCCGATAGAAACTGGTGTAGGCGGTGTCCCACACATCACAGTCATCGGATTCTTACTGTCAGTAACTGTATACTTTAGAGCCGATTCTTGTTCAATTGTATACTCTTGCGCCTCATCGATTATCATTAAATCAAATCCTTCACCAAGACCACCATTTTTAGTCCTAGTTCTAAACTGAACAACTCCGCCAGTTGAATATAATTCAATTCTTTCTTGCCCCTTGGCACGTATAGAATTAAAATCTTCACCGTCTACATATCCCATCCTCTCGAGGTATTTTTTAACCTTTTCAAAAGATGAGTGAGAGGTGCTAATCCGGTGTGCTGTGTGTAAAATGTTAATTCCTTGATGTAAGGCCCAAATCTCAAGAATATAGACAATCTCAGTCTTTCCGTTACGACGTGGCAACGAATAACCAAATTTCTGATGTGTCCACAGTCCTTCTTCATCAACTGCCATGATGTCTTTTAGTAAATACAACTGCCAATCATAAATTAATAATCCTGTTCTCTTATATAAATCTACAGCCTCTTGATAACGACTTTCGTTATAGTCTAATATTACCGATTGTGAAGGAGTTTGAATACCAAACTTTGTCATTTAGTTGCTCCTTTCCAATCTGCCTAGTTTAACGCCATACGACAGGGCTGTAATATGTTCACCTTAATTAATTCATTAAAACATTTTTGAGCAAAACAAAAAGCACTCAATTTCTTGAATGCTTTTATCCCCAAGCTACAATTCCTTCTTTTTTAAAATTCCCCGTTGCATCGGTAAAACCTTGAAGAAATTGCATCAAATATTTTTTATTAAAATTATTAAAAGTATTTTCCTTTACTTCTTTTGATTGCGGATTAAAAATTAAAATCTGTTTATTTTCTATCTTTTTTTCTGGATAAATTTCATAATGATAAAATCCATCGATTATATCAATCAACTTAAATGTCAACATACTACTTACCTTCATTTCTTTTATT